ATAATGGCATTACTCGAAGAGTCCTCCACTCGTGCCACACCATCATACACATGGAATTGGGTCATTGGGTTTTCTGTGCCTACACCAACGTTACTCGTATGAACAATGTGAAGTCCATCAGCTTCGACACTATTGTCGGTCGCACCAATCGTAATACCAGAAGTTGTGTGTGTCGAGTTTCTGAAGCCTCTCACGTAACCACCGTAATTGTCAGTCGTGTACAGAAGCATGCCAGTTTTCTTATTTGTTCCAGGACTCTCAAGTTTGAGCATATCGAGGTCTGTCGTTATGGGGTCATAAAGATGAATGTTAGAGGTTGGCGATTCTGTACCTATCCCGAGACGACCAACATCGTCGAAACGAGCGAATTCTAGATCAGATGCTGCACCGACTTTATGTGTGAAAGTGAGAGGGCGTTTTGTACCACCATCAGAAATGTTACGAATGATATTCACAGATGGAGTGTCAGATGTTGTTAAGAAGGCTAAACCTGTAATGATAAACGAACCACCCGCGGCGAACTCAATGTCACCATTCACCTTTAGTTTCGTCGCAACACTACTCACTGTTGCATCTGTACCACCGACGACGACGACACCACTGGGTGCAATAGACATTGCGAGATTTGTATTGATTGAATCATCGGGATCGACGACGACGTTAGAGGATGTAAATGTTTTGAAAAGATGTTGTGGTGCAAGGTAATGGATACGATCAGGGCCTTCTTGTGCGTCACCACCACCATCATTACCCTTGAAAATGAGAAGTTCTGTTTTTCTAAAAGTTGGGTCGTAGAGTCGTTCCTGTAAGTAACAGTTGCCAAAGATGTCATTCTCTAAGCCCCCGAACGTTATTTTTTCAGCGATGGCGACATTACCATTGACTTCCAATTTTTCACGGGGTGCATCCGTACTTATACCAATGTTTCGAGATGTACCCTCTATGAACAAGGCGGTTGCGGTTGGTTGCGAAACCTTTTCATAGTCCTCTGTAATCCTGAAATCGCTAGATGCACCTGTAACACCCACAGACCACCCAGTTAGAGCTGTATCGTTATCACTCTGGACATACGAAGTGAAGGCGTTACCACTAGCTATGTCCGTTTGCATAGCTACAATGGCATCACCAGATGACTCATGGTTATGTACCAAAATACCATTACCCGCTCCTTCACCAGCTACGGGATTTCCTATCCCAGTAGCATACACTTCGAGGTGTGCAGACGGTTGAGTCGTACCGATACCGACACGTCCATCTGCACGCAAAGTCAAAACCTCTGTTTCATCTGTATAACGGTCATCTGCGAGGTAGATATCGAGTTTAGATTTGGATTTTCCAACCGTGTTTTTATATTTTCCCATCTTGAACGTGGCTCGCACACCATCACGATCCGCATTACCCTCGCGACTGAGATGCATCACATCGGCTACATCAGTACTTCCACCAACAATCGCTGTCACGTTGGACACAGTTAAAGGGGCGTTTCGGTGGTTAAAGTTATTACGATACTGAATCGGTGTATTTATGAACACAGTCCCACCCGAAGTGTGGAGACGACCTTGGGGTGTCGCCGTCCCCACACCCACGTTACTCGACTCGAGAATTGTCATCTTTGGTGCACCCATGACATTCGAGGTGCTCGCGTAGAAGTTGAGACCCTTCCCACTCTTGACGATGTTCTCCACTTTGTTCTCACCCGTGACGGGATTGGAATAGATGCGCATCGATGTATTCCCACTGATTCCATTCCAGACGTTTCCATACACTGTGGCATTACTCCCCAATACGTGAACATTTCCAGAGACGGTGAGTGTCTCGGTCGGTACAGTTGTCGCTATACCAACTTTTCCGTTAGATGCAATACGCATGCGCTCTGCATTTTTTGTTTTGAACCGAATGTTTTGGTTAGAACTCGAAGTGCTCGCACCATATACCTCAACGGAGCTTACATTGGAAGCAGTTGGACCGGATTTGAGAGTGAGTACATTGGAAGTACTGTCTCCACCATATCTGTCTGCATGAACTGTGACACTCGATGCCGATGAAACGACGTCCGTCACGAGATTTGTTGTAGCTACATTTCCTAAAACTGTGAGAACATTTTCAGCATTGATGTTTGCAAAAATACTGGCACCTATCGAGAGTGTATCCTTGGGTGATGTGTTCGATATACCCGATGGTGATGTACCTGTCGTTCGTATGGCATTCATTTGAACATTACTATTGATGATCACAGGTACTTCAGCTCCAGGGCTCATTGTGAGCAAACTACCAACTTGTAAACCCCCAGGACCCACAAGAAGACGTTGTGTGTAGAGATTGCCACTCGAGTGGAATACATTTGAGCCAGTATCTTCGAGGTAAACATTCGATCCTACATCGATCGTGTGTACGGGATTTATATTCGAAAAACCAACGTTTCCATCAGTGTACATCTGACCATACACGTGAAGGTTCACAGTGTTTGAGTCAAAGGTGATCGTTGTATCCTCAGGTCCTATAAAGGAGCGTGTCAACACAAATTCATTCTCAGACATGTCGTAGCCAAAGACGAGATTTGCTTCATTGGTATCTTCACTCATGATGAGTGCTGTATCGAACGTACCCGCACCATTATTTTTACCCATAAGAATCACCGGATCTTGGACGACGAGGTTTTGTACCGTTTGGTAAATTGTCGTATCCGATACGAAGACGTTACCAAAAACATTCATATCACCAAACAATTTAAACTTACCATTCTCAATTATCACGTCACCATTTTTGAAAACAGCGACATTCGATCCAACATTTGTGGATGTCCCAACTGAAAGTTTTGTATTTACATTCACGTTGGTTGCTACCATATCACCACTCACTGTTAGGACATTCGACCCAATACTATCCACCTTAAATTTCTGGTTAGTGGTTTGTAAGATGTTTGAGGCTATCACATTTGTCGTGGCTAAATTACCTCGAACAGTCATCAAGTTTGTAGCATTTCTGTTAATCACGACATTGCTCGTACCAACTTGAAAATCGTTCACAGGAATTGCACCTACACCAATTTGTGTACTTGTCAAACGAACGACATTACTGAGTCCAGTCACCTTGAAATCTGTTTGATTGGCTGTAATCTTCCCAGGTACGGTGAGAATCTTAGTTTCAACGCTATTCGAAGCAGTAAGATCATCGACATCGATCTCAGAAGTGATGATACTTCTGACCGATGTCAAAACATCCTGTTCTACTGGGTCTGCATCAAGACTCGACACGAAAATTTGGTCGAAACGAACTGTTCTACCCATATACTTTAGTTACCGAATAAAATTCCAGCTAAACCATCCTTGATCCTGAGAACATTGTAGTTCACGGCGTATATGAAAATGGGTTGATTTGAAGGTCGATTGAGACCCTTCTCTACACCACGTAAAATGAGTTTCGCATTGTCGAGACGACTGAAGTTACACGAACCAGAGGGGTTGTACTCAGAAGCATTCAAGCAGAAGTGGTACCCAAAGTAGCGTGTATAAAGAAGTACTTCAGTTTCGGGAACATATTCACTGGTACCATAGGAAGATTTGAAATAATTTTGGACAGTATGGTAATAAAGTGGGGACATATTCTCGAGTAGAGGTGTACCATTGATTTGAATGTCAGCGTTTAAGAATGTAAAACGATCATTCGCGAAATCATCACTGAGAGCACCAAATCCCCAAAAGAGAGACTTGACTGGGTGATTAAAGCTCGAAATGTCTATGACATTGTATCCACCGCCCTGAGTGTTATCTACTACAGTCGTGAGTTCATTTTCAATCCGCTGCGTTTGTGTGATGATAAAATCTATACTCCGTTTCGTGAGTGATTCACGCTCATCCTTATCCAAGTAAATATAGTTTCCATAAACTTTAGCCTGTTTATCTATTTCCTGTATGGATGCAGTGTTTGCTTCATCAAAGTTGATTCTCACTTCGACTTGATGATTTTGGAGAGCGACAAGGGGTAAGAATGCCTTGTGATCACAGAAAAAGAAATGAAGTGGTAAGAACGCTGGATTTGCAGTCGAAGTCTTGTTATTGAGTTCTTGAGACTTGTTCCAGGTATCCGCCATATAGTTTGGCCAGATGTCACTGTAGTAGTCGTAATGTTGAGAATCAACCTTTTGACCACCGATAAAGAGATCTATGGTGGAGTTGTAAAAAAGGTTTGAAGAGATGTTGGCTGTCCTAGACGTCGCTTCAAACCACAACCCATTAATGACATCACCCAACACAGGGATCGTTATGGAAGTATCCGTGGAACTGATGGTTTTGATAAATTTAGGAGCTTGTGAAAAGTTTGTATGCCGAGCAAACTTCATACGGAAAAAAGAATGTCCCTCTTCACTTGTGAGGTACAGATCTTGAACACCTTTAGACACGAGCTGTATTAATGCACCAGACATTTAATAGATGTTCAGATTATAAAAACAGACACTTTCCCTGAGGGAACTCACTCTTTTTTTCATCCATAGACTTCCCATGAATCTTAAACCCACCTTGTCTATATATTTTTGCCCGTTTGTAATACATCGCTGTAAACACTGACCAAGGGTCGTGTACATCGTAGATATGAGGTTCGTTTTTCTTCCCCTTCGTCTCTCTCATGATTCTTCCAATACTTTGGGTAATATCAGACTTAGGACTGGCCAAGATAACTGTATCAAGGGTTGGAATGTCCAACCCTTCATGAGCCTGACTGAACGTCGCAAAGATAATCTTCTTCTTTGAAGATTCCTGGAGAGCAGCCTCCTTCATACCACCCATGTAAAGTCCTGATGTCTTGGGAAAACATTGGTGGAGGAGTTCACAATGTTGACGACGATCACTGAGGACTAAGAGTTGTCTCGTTCCAGCTGAAGCCTTCTTTACGAGTTCGACGAGCATTTTGTTTCTTTGACGGTCCTCGACGAGTTCTGTAATCATGTTGGGCATTGAAATCTTTCCATTCCTCATAGAA